GAAGAAAGTCTAAATTAAAGTTTGACAAGGGCTATCCTATAATATAGGATAGTCCTATTAACTAGAAAGGTATAATATGGAAAACAACACACAATTCAAAATAACTTATTATTCTAATAAGGATAAAAAACACATAACAAGACAGGGCAAGTGGACAGACAAATGCAGATATTGGACTAGCAAACAAGGTGCAAAGTTGATGACATACTTTGACATGGACGCAGACAATTATAGAACTGCCAAAGGCAGTTGGAAAGTGAGGTTATAATGGACAAGACAGAACTCTTTATGGTAATAACATTTTGTACTATAATATTTGGTACATTACTTTTAGTTGAGAAAGGACTAGTATAATGGCTGAACAAAACGAACTACACTTTGAAACAATAGACAGAAACAAAGATATCAATTTACAAAGAAACAAGCTTAAATTTCTAGAAGATAGAATTGCAACACTAGAAAAAACTTTAGAAAGTCATGCAAAGATATTAGCTAGATTTCAAATGACCGAGGGGGATAACAATGCCTAATAAACATTTTTGC